TCAGGGCATGGGACTGCGACAGACCACATCGAACGGCGTGATGATGTCCGGCTTCCGTCGGCGCTGCACCACCCGCTCATACCAATCGCAGGCCACGGACACGCTCTCGACGAGGTAGGCCGGGCCGCAGGGGAAGTTCTCCGGCAGGCCGATGGAGCTTTCCTGCGGCTTGCCGCTGCGGTCCCAGGGGGGATGATCGAAGATCACATCCGGCGGGAGGTAGCGCCGCCCGGCCTCGACGGTGCTTTGCACCCGCCGCTCGTACCGGATCTCGCAATCGTCGTGGTAGTCGATAGTCCGCCGCAGGATCAGGTTGCCACCGGGCTCCACCTCTTCCGTGATGAGCTTGCGCTGACGGACATCGTAGGGCCAGGCCTCAGGGGCTGCGAGGCTCCCCGCCGCGTAACCGACGACGGACGCCACGATGAGGAAGACGAGGCCGCCGAGGGTGTGGCAGGCGCGCGTCAGCCAGCGGTCGAAGGTTCGCACCGTCATGGCGTCCCTTTCTTGAAGAGGTTGAGGATGTCCCGGATGAGCGGCAGCTTATCCATGCCAAACTGCGCCGCCGCGAACATGGCCGGAACGATGAGGAGCCCGAGCTTGTAGATCCGGCTCCAAAAGCGCCGCATGGCCCGGCGCTCAAGCTGCTCGTCGATCAGCTCCGTCAGGGTGTCGAGCCGATCCGGGGTCTGGCGTCGGATGAAGTTGCGCCAGTCCTCAGCGAACAGGACGTAGCTGCGGGGCCCATCCTCGTCGGCGGTGCGGTCCCGCATGGCGCGCTCCACCATCTCCTCCCCCAGGCTCTTGGTCGGCAGGGGGGTGGTCAACTCGACGGCCCGCGCACACCCAGCCGCGACGGCCTGTGAATTCGGGGGCGTCGGCGGCTTCTTCGTTGGCTGTGCGGTCATGGTGTCCCGATGTCCGAGGACGTGACGTGGAGGCTTGGGGCGAGGCCGCGCGCCGCAGCACGCGGCCCGCGTGAGCGGCCCGGCCTACTTCGCGGAGAGGGCCGCCTGCGCCGGCGCGAGGGTGTTGCCGGCGTTGGCGCCATCCTCGAGCTTCAGGGTGCGGAAGATGAGTTCGGCCACGCCCTTTTCGCCGCCGGCCGCGGCCAGCACCTTGGCGGGCACCACGTCGACGGCGCGCTGCACGCCCTTGGCGATGACGGCCGAGCCGACCGGGATGGTGAGGGTCTGGCCCTTCGCCGCGCCCTCCACGGCGTTGAGGGCGTAGTCGGTGACGGCCTTGGTCATCTGCTCGATGCGGGACTGCGTCAGCACCAGGCGCGCCCAGGGGGCGACCTGATAGACCGCCCCGCTGACGAGGCCGACGAGGACGGGCAGCAGGATCGCGGTGAGCATCGTTCCGGCGGACACGATGTAGTCGCCCCACGGGATGACGACGGACGGCATGGGGGCGGCCTCGACGGCAAGGGCATGGGTGGAGAGGGCACTGGCGAGCGCCAGCGCCACGACAAGCGTGCGGGTCATGGTGGTTCTTTCGAAGGCGGAGGTTGCGCGGCTGGCCCGGCCGGCTCGGGATCTCGGATCAGGCCGCTTCGAAGTCGGGGAGCGGCACTGTCTGGCCGGCAAGCGCGTGCGTGCAGTCGCCGAGGAACTGGATCTGGCCGTCCGTCACGAAGGCGTGGCAGACCGCCGGGGGAGCGCCGTCCTGGCCCGCATCGGCGCCGTCGTAACGGACGAGGACGGACGGCGTGAATGTCGGCCGGTCATAGTCGCCGTTGAACCCCCATCGGGAGCCAGGGCTGGCGTCGGTGCTGACGCGGAGCCCGTGCGCCCCATTGCAGCCCGGGCACCAGAACATGACGTGACCGCCCTCAACAGTGCGGAGTTTTCCACGCACCGCCATCAGGCAGTCCTACGGATCGTCGGCAGGCCCGCATCGTTGGCGGGCACGCGGGCGCCGTCGCCATAGGTGTCGTCGATCCAGCGGAAGAACCGCATGAGGAGGTTCGGCCGGGCGGTAACGGCCGGCGCCACGGGCACGATGACGGGGGTGGACACCTCGGGGTGCAGAACTTCGATGACGGGCGCGGCGACCTTGATGGGCTTGGCCGCCGTCGTCGCGCGCGGCAGGGCGACGGCGTAGGGCGTCACGAACTGCTCGGCCTCGGCCTCGCGCCGAGTGATGATCGCGGCCGGCTTCTTCCACATCAGGATCGCGTCGCGGGCGCCGGCCATGTCTCCGGCATTGATCCGCTTGAGGAAAGTCGAGCCCGCGAACGCGGCCGGGCCGATGTTGAAGCAGATCGACACCAGGGCATCGAACACGTGCTGCGGCACGGCGACCTTCAGCCCCTTGCGCACGGGGGCAACATAGGCCTTCGCATCGCGGGCGAAGATCGCGTCGCACTCGGCCGCCGAGATGGTGAGGCCGGCGGTGACGAGCGGCGCGCCTGCCGCCGAGGTGTGGCCGATGCCGATGGTCCAGACGCCGACGGAATCGCGGTAGGCCTTCAGCCGGCGGCCCTCGCGGGCGATGAGCACGGCTTCGCCAATGGCGCTAAGCTCCATGATGGATCTCCTAGTTTTCAGAACGTCAGCAGCTCGGGCCGGGCGGCACGGCGAGCGGGATCAGGATGGTGGTGCGGGCCGGCTCAGGCTCGGATCAGATCGGCACGGCGGAACAGATCGTCCGTGGCGTCGCTGTCGAAATCGAACCGGGTGGCGAGGCTCGACACCAGCGTGCCTTGCCGGTCGTACGTGTTGGCCTGTTCCCAGGCCTGCCAGTCGATGTCCGCCGCCACCCGCGCCGGCTCGAACTCGCCCAGCTCGCGCGTATCCTCGACCGCCTTGCGCAGGGTCGTGTCCACGGTGGTGAACAGCGAGCGCCCATCCGGCATGGGAACCTGCCGCATGATCGCGCGGGCTTGGAAGTTGGTGACGCTGGACGGCACCGGCGCAGGCTCAGGCGCCGGGATCGGCTGATAGGTCACTGACCAGACCGGGGAGCCGTCGGCGTCGACTGGCTCGCGGCTCACTTCCATTTGCCCAGACGGTGGCGCGTCGGGCTCGGGAATGCGAGGCAGGCCGAACGCAGCGCACTCCGCATCTGACCATGCCTGCAGAGTGTCCCAGGATACCGCGACGCCGTCGGCGTTCGTGACCATCGGGGAATAGGGTAGCAGCGTCCAGCCGGAGCCGGATGGGATTGCGTGCGTCATGGCTGGGGGTCCTAGTAGGGGGCTCGGATGGCGAGGTAGATGATGTCGCGAGCGGCGCCGTAGAGTTGCCCAGAAGGCAGGGTGAAGCCGGACGACGATACGGTCATGTAATTTCCGGGGCCGAACTCTGCGGCGGAGTCGTTCGGCTGAAGAACCCTACAACCAGAGCCGAACCCTCGCTGCCCATCCATGATTAGCCATGCGGAGTTCGTTCCAGAGGCGGCCTTAATCAGAACGAACTGCGGTTGCCATCCGAGGTTTACGGTAGCTCCAAAAGTTCCATCGAGAGAGAAGCTCCCACACTGCACAATCCCGTCTGCGCTCGGATCGTGCGCGAAGACGAGGCCGACGTAGTCAACCCCAGCTTGGTTAAATGACGGGTTCACTGTGAAGGAAGTTGCTGTGGCTAAAGCACCATACAGGGTGCTTGCCGTGGCATATGCGCTCGTTGTTTGGAGTGTGAGATAATCTGCTGCTGGATTAGGAAGGCTTCTATGATAAACCGGCCAACCAGTGGCGCTGTTTCTGCCTTTGCCAATAATCATCCCCGGCACAACACCAAGTGCATGCGGGATCAGCCTGTTGCTTGTGCCGTCACCCGTCCATGTGACGATGTCGAAGAACTTGGCGGCGCGGGCAAGAGAATATCCTACCCGCTTATATGGCGCCGCGATTGCATCAAAACGGTATCCGTTGTTATTGAACTGAACTACACCGACGGAAGCCCCGCCGGTATATTCGGCATCCGTATTGTTTGTGATTAGAATGCGCGTAGGGCCACGCGGCGTATCTGTTAAAAGCCAACCCTGAGCAATGTCGCGTGCCTTTTCGAGGACGGCGCCGCCACGTCCAAGAAAATCGATCCCGTTGACGATGGTCTTTTCGGCACCATCCCCCGTCCATAGGTCCGTCGCGAACACGTCCTGCGGCTTCAGGATCGCGCCGCCAGCAATCGCCGGCTTGATGATGGCGGGCGCTGCGAACGGGAACATCAGCGTGCTCCCTTCAGGAAGCCGGTGACCTGAAGCACGAGCGTCCCGCCGACCATGCGCAGGTAGCCCGTGACCAGATCGACCGCACTCGCCGCCGTCGAGGCCGTGATCGTGAGGCCGGTCGGGATCTTGAAATAGGTGGTGTTGAGCGCGAGCGTACGGCCGCCGGTGGCGTCCTGCGCGAACTCCAGGGCGATATCCTCGCCGTCCTTCCCGCCGATGAAGGGCCCGCCGAGCGTGGTGTTGCCGGTAGCGACGATGGACTGCCGAAAGCCGTTCGTTCCCCAATCCGGGATGAATGTCGCGGCCCAGGCCGGCGAGGTGTAGGCCATGGCGTCGGCCATGGATTTCGCCGTGAGGAACTTGGCGTCGTCCGTGAGGGTGCGGAGATCCGTGCCGGCTGCCTTGCCGGGTACGCCCGCCGCCGACGCCAGGGCCGCCGCGTTGGTCAGCGTGAGGAGGCCCCGCCCGTAGGCCGTCGTGGTGAGCGCTGCGATGGCGTCGAGGTCGGCATCCCACGCCTGGACGTTGGTGCCGATGACCAGGGCGAGCAGCCCTCGCATAGCGGCGTAGTCGGTTGCCGTGAGGAGCGACCGACCATTCGCCGAGGCATCCGCGATGTTGGCCGCATTGATTGCGGACAACAGTGCCACCGCACCAAGGCCTAGATTGGTCCGGGCCGTGGGCTTGTCGACGAGGTCCGCGAGGTTCTGGGCCTTCGCCAGCTTGCCGCCGACAACGGTGACCAGGGCCGCGTCGGAAGTTTCGTTGGCGACAAGCCGGCCGGCGATCTCATTCAGGGTGTCGAGATCGGACGGTGCCATGCCGATGATGGCCTGCACCGCCGCCGTAAGATCGGCCTGAGACACGGCGCCGATCACGTTCCGGCCCGCTGCGGCGTCAGCGATGGCGAGCAACGAGCGGCCGAGCGCCGTTGTGGTCAGGGCGGCGATGGCCGCGAGGTCGGCATCATAGGGCTGCACCTCGAAGCCGGGCCGCAGGGCGAGGTTCTGACGGGCCGCCGCCGGATCGGCGAGGTCGGACAGGTTCGCCCCGCGCTTCGAGGCCTCGGCGTCCACCTCGGCGATTGCACCCTGTACGTTGGTGGCCGCGATCCCGCCGACGGGGGCGAAGGTGATACCCGAAGCCGCCGCACTACCCTGGCCGGCGTTCTGGATATCGACCAAGGCCTGGTCGCGAGCGGCGTTGATGGCGGTGATCGCCGAGGCGCGCACCGCGACGATGATGGCCTGCTGCGACACGCTTGCAGCCAAGAGGTCCGACACGGCCACGGTGGGCCGGGTGGATTCGATGGCCTTGCCGATGAGCAGCAGCGCCTTCGGGTCGGGCGTCGCCGGCAGGGCGTTGATCGAGGCCTGGATACCGGCATCGAACAGGGTGAGATCAAGGGCCATGGCGAACTCGCGAGTGAGGGGTCAGAGGCCGCAGAGGGCCAGGGTTTCGAGGTCGTCAGACCATTCGGTGCCGGAGGCGTCGGCCTTGATCGCCAGCACCTTCCCGGCGTCGTGCTGGGTGAAGGACGGGATGCCGGAGGCCGCCGCGGCGCTCGCCGCCGCCGCCTGCGCCGCATCGCGAAAGCTGCGGCTCTCGTCGCGGTAGCCGAAGCTCAGATCCCGGGCGGTGACGGCCTGGTCGCGTGCCCCGGTCGCCGTGGTGACGGCGGCCTGGATCTGCTGGAAATTGCCGAACACGCCGGTGGCGTCGGCCAGGGCCTGCGTGGTGGCGGCCCGGTCCTGCCCGGTGCGGACGCGGTCGGCCGCAGTGGCGGTGGCCGCTGCGCTCGCTTGGCCCGCCGAGGTCTGGGCATCGTTACGGAAACCCTCGGCCGCACCCCGCGCGGCAACGCTCGCGTCCCGCGCCGTCTCCGCCCCCTGGCGTGCCGTGGTGGCGGTGGTGGCCGCCGTGGTGGCAACATCGCGGGCCCCGACTGCCGTGGTCGCGGCGTCCGTTGCGGTGGTGGCCTTGGTCGAGGCCGTGGCGGCCGAGGTGGCGGCGTTGGTCTCCGATGTCTTGGCGTTCGTGGCTGCCGTGCTGGCGGTGGTGGCCGAGCCGGCGGCACCGTCCCGGGCGGTGATGGCGGTGGCCGCCGACGCCGTGGCCGAGGTGGCGGCGCCGCTCGCCGTGGTGGCCGACGCGCCGGCCGCCGTGGCCCTGTCCGTGGCCGTGGTCGCCGCCGCCGTGGCGACACCCGCGCGCTCCGTCGCGGTGGCCGCCGAGGAGGCCGCGCCCGAAGCCGAGGCACCGGCCAGGGTCGCCTTGTCCGTCGCGACCGTGGCTGCACCGGTCGCGGTGGTCGCCGCACCCGTGGCGGCGCTGGCCGCCCCCGTCGCCGTGATGGCCGCTGCCTGCGCGATCTCGGCCTTGTTGCCGACGGTGCCGGCCGCCGCCTGCGCCGCCGCCGCCGCGGCCTGCGCTTCGGCCGTGGTCTGCGCCGGGGTCGTCTGCACCACCTGACCGCTCGACCAATCAGAGGCCGCCCCGGTGTTGGCAAGCTTCACGTAGAGGGTGAAGGGCAGTGGATCGACGGAGAGGTAGACGAAGTTGGCCGGCTGATTGTTGTAGGCGTCACGCCCCGCGAACGATCCGGCCTGGTCGAACTTGAACGGCAGCGCGCCGTCGAGCTTCCGCAGCAGTTCGTTGAGCTGTTTGTTCGTGGTGACGCTCGTCGACCAGTACGGGCCGGACAGGCTCACATCCCAATCGGTCCGTCCCGCCAGCGTGGGGCCGGGCCACGGCTGCGCCAGGGTGATCTGACTCGGCACCGACGAGGCAACGGTGACCGTGATTCCGGCGAGGATGAAGAGGTCGCCCGGCTGGACGATGAAAGCGGTCGCGGTGCCGACAACCGAAGTCGACCCGCTCGTCACGGAGACGGCAGGGAGGGCCATGGGGATTCCCGGTGTGGTGTGGCGTCAGGACTTCGGCGACGGGGTCTTGGGCTTGCCGATCCGGGCCTTCACGGCCTCGCAGGCCTCGACCCATGCCAGGGACTCGGCCGGGATCGGCTGGCCGTCGGCCAGGGCACGAATGGCCTTCGCGAGGGCGTCGAGCCCGTCGCCAACGTCCGGATATTCGGCGGCGCGACGGGCGCGGTAGTCGGTGCTGTGGCGCAGCGTCCGGCGAGGCTCAGCCATCGGCAGTCACCGTGAACACCGCATCGCGATAAGCCGGGGCCCGCACCGTCACGGTGTACGTGCCGGGGTGTTCGAATTCGAGATCCAGGACCGGCGCGTCCCAGGCGTAGACCGTGGGCAGATCCGGCGGGATCATGATGGCGACCTGACACGGCATCGGCAGGCCGCTCAGGGTCAGCCCGTCGAGGGTCACGGGGCTCGGCCGCTTCTCCCGCACCACCCTGGCGTCGAGGTCGACGTAGTGGGTGGTGCCGAGGTCCTCCGCCGGCATGAAGCCGGGGCCCCAATCGAGATCCGGCGCCGCCAAGATGCCGCCGCTGTGGACCCGCTCGATCTGGATGGCCCCGAACGACATCATGCCCCAGCCGTGCACGGTGCCGTCAGGGTGGTGGCGCACGAACCGCACGCTCCCGAGCAGCCGCGGGTCGGTGTCCTCGCGGCTGAAATGCCCGTTGGTCGCCTCCGTCCCGACGGGGGCCGTATCCTCGCGCAGGACGAGGGCGGTACCGGTCTCTTCCATGGCGGCGCTCATTTCGAGAGTTCGGTGACCACGATGGTGACACCCCCGACGCCCTGGCCGTTGGTGTGGACCGCCGTATAGGTGTGGTACCCGCCGCCCGGCTGGTCGATCGCGACCGTCGCCATGGAGCTGAGGTAATACTGGATGTTGCCGCTGTCCGGTTTGAACAGGGCGAACGACGCGTTGACGATGGAGATGTTCTGCCCGTCGCGCTGGATGATGAGCTGACCCGGGCCGTTGGTGCTGCCGCCGTTCGAGTTGCCGTTGAAGTAGGCCTTCACCTCAAGCCGGGCGCTACCCCGGACGCCGATCCCGACTGAGGCGGACGTGCCCCCCGAGCCGGCCGCCACGATCTGCGACACGGCCCCATCCGCGATCTGAATGTTGCCGACGATCAGATTCCCGATCTGCGCCGACTGCGTGATGAGGTTCTGCGCCGAAAGGGTCCGCCCCGTAATGCTGCCGTCAACGATGAGATCCCCGCGCAGGCGCAAGGTGTAGGCCGCCGCGCCGTTGAGCTGGCGCATGCCGGTGAAGACTAGGCCGCCACCGTTCCCGTCGAGATCGAAGGCGACGCCCCATTGGACGCTGATGCCGTCGATGGAGGACCCGTACTGCGTCAGGGTGGCGGTGTGCCCGTTCTGTGTCGTGCTCAGGACCGAAAGGGACTGCGCCTGCGAGCTGACCCGGCCGTCGATGTTGCTCGTGGTGGCCGTCAGGCTGGAAATCGCGTTGGCCTGCGCGTTCACCTGGCCGCCGACGCCGCTGATGATCGACTGCAGGTCGATGGCGAACCTCGTGACGGAGCTGATACCGGCCTCGTTGGCCGAAACCCGCGACGTGAGGAGTTGGGTCGCCGTGGCCTGACCCGCGATCTGCCCACTCTGGCCCGACAGGATGGAATTCAGCGTGATGGCGTATTCGGTAACGGAGCTGACCCCCGCCTCCGTCTGCGTCACGCGCGCCGACAGGTTGCTGATCGCCGTGGCCTGACCGCTCACCCGCCCGTTCGGACCGGTCACTTCGGCCTGCAACGCGGTGTAGGACTGCGACAGCGAAGAGATGCCGCCCTCGGTCTGGCTCACCCGCGTGGTGAGCTGCGAGGTGGCGATGGCGTTGCCGCTGACGCCCGTTTCCGTGTTCTGCACCCGCGAGGTCAGGCTGGTCACGGATTGCGAGGTCGAGGTGACCCGCCCGTCCACGTTCGTCACGGTGGTGGTCAAGCTCTGCAGCGCGGCGGCGTTGCCGACGATGTTGCCCTCGGCGTTGGTCAGCCGGGCGCCGAGGGTGGTGGTCACCCCGGCAAAGGCTTCCTTGTCCGAGATCCGCAGCTTGTCGACGCGCTCCAGGGCGGCGAAATTGTCCTGCGCCCGGCCCTCGGCCGCGACCTTGTTGAACTGGCGCGCCTCGTAGGCGGCGCCGGCCTCCGTGGCGGCCGCCTGCGCGAATTCCTCCAGGCGCACGTTGAGCTGACGATTCACGTCGAGCAGGATCGCCATGCCGGCGCGCAGCTCGCGCTCGGCGAGCTGGCCCGCCTGCGCCAGGGCCTCGGCGCCGATGGCGTTGACCCGGTCGATCTCCTCGCGAACCCCGGCGAACAGATCCTCGAGGCCCTCGACGTACTCGCTGCGCACGATGGGCGCGACGGTGGTGAACGTCGCGGTGATCCAGGGGCCGGGAAGGCCCGTGCGCCCGTAGGCGCGGGCCCGCACCGTGACCGGCCCGTCGACCTGGCGCATGGCGGCACGGCCCGACGATTCGGGACCGAACGGCGACAGGGTCTCCCAGGTCGCCGCATCGTACGACAAGTCGGCCTCGTAGTTCCGGGCGCCGCGCGTGGCCGAGACGCCCCACACCACCTCGATGCCGGTTTCGATCCGGACGCAGCGGGCGTGCAGCACGGAGATCTGCGGCACCAGCGGCTCGGCGAGGCTGTCGGCGTTGACCGGCGCCGGTGCGATCACGGTCTCATCGAGCAGTTGCCAGACGCGCGGATCGTCCTGCACCATTTCGATCTGAACGTGGTCGGCGTCGCTCGGGAGCGCGGCCCGGGCCACATAGGTTTCCTGCAGCTCGACGAGGTCGCCGAGCACGATGGTGGTCGGATCCTGCGTGTCGCGGGCGAGCACATCGCCGAGGCCAAGCCCGGTCTGCACCCGCAGCGCCGCCACGTCGTCGGGGTGGAGCTCCAAGCCACGCGGGCCGACGCCGCGCATGCGCAGGATGCCCCACTCGCGCCCAACGCGGGTCCGGACGGAGCCGTACCCCCACTCGACCGGCACGTTGGCGACGGTGTCGAGCTGCAGCACCGTACCGGCGCGCGAGGCGACGCCGTAGGTCTGTTTCCCCTTCAGGAACCACAGGTCGGACAGGATATGATCGCCCGGGTAGACGAGGCGCCCATCCCACTCCGTGGTGACCTTACGCTCGACCCCGCGGAACACCGACACCGCCGCGAGCCAGGTCGCATGCTTCAGGGCGTGCAGCCCATCGGTGATGCCGGCGACGCGGTAGCGCTTCGGCGTCCGGGTCGGCGGGCCGTAGGAGAACCGGGCCTCGTCGGGGCGGCGCGGGTCGCCGTCGCGATCGAACTCTACGATGACATCGCCGCCCTCGACCTTCGTGCTGTAGCTCGCGCCCGAGCTGTCGCGCACGATCTGCCGCCGGGTGAGGACGTGACGGGGCTCGGCCCGGCTCTCGTCGCGCACGAAGGAATGCACGGCGCCGACCTTCACCGGGTCGGCGCGGAGCGGATGCAGTACTTCCGAGGCGGCTTCCCAGAACGACGACACCTCGGGCAGTTGCCCGTCATAGGTGTCGTTCGCGGCGAGCAGATCGCCGTAATACAGGGCTTTGTCGGCATCGACCCCATCGGGCGCATCGAGGCCGTAGCTGTTCCGCACCAAGTCGCAGAACGCCCACACGGCTTTCCGGGTCGGCTGCTCGACCCAGGCCGAACCGTCCCACACCGGCAAGATGCGGGTGGCCTCGACGGAGATATCCCCGAAGGCCGTCACGGTCAGGCCCTTTCCGGCCCGGACGCGCAGGACGATTTCCGTAGTCTGCGGCCGAACCCGGGTGTCGTCCTCGAAGGCGAACATGCCGTCCCAGACCACCCGGTTTTCGATCTCGACGCCGGGCAACGGCTCCGGATAGAGGTTCTGTGCGCTCACCTCATAGGCGCCGGATTTCGGCAGCCGGAAGTAGGCGTTCCGGCGTAGCGGCGTGCGGATATAGGCCTCGCCGGGTTCCTGCGAGCGCCACATCTCGAACTCGGGTCCGATGACGTTGCCCGTGTTCGGGTCGATCTCACGCCCGAAGAACACCACCCCGGCCGGTGCCCCGCCGGATTTCCCCGACGACGACACCCGGTAGATCGCCGGATAGGTCCAGTTGAATTGCGCGGCATCGACGGAGACGCCCTGCGGCGCCAGGCGGTACCACGGCGTGCGGGCCGGATTGCCGCCCGGCCGGGGCAGTTCCTGACCGCCGACGGACGGCGACGGGATGATGTCCCCGGGGACGATGGCAGAGGGCTGCTCGTACAGGAACTCAACCACCGCGCCCTGCGGACCGGTGACGGCGTTGAACGGCGCCTGGATACCCGAGGCCTCATTCCAGAACAGCGCGTCGCCGACCCGGATGCGGTGGATCTGGAACTTGCCCAGCCCGAGCGTCATCCGCTTGGTGAGCACGTTCGCATCACCGTCGATGGTGAAGTAGTCGGGTTGGCTCAGGGGCGGCGAGGTCCAGCGCCGGCCGTAGAGGAGGGGCTTGCGCGCACCGGGCTTCGGCACGTTGCCGCCGCCCGACACGCTGTAGAGGTCGCCGTTGGCGCGCTTGGCCGCCGCCTTCGAGGCCTGCGCCGCGTAGCCGAGCGCCAGACCGCCCACCACCATGCCGGCCTGGATCGCGATGGTGAGGCCGCCGGCCGCCGCGCCGGCCCCGGCGCCAAAGACCGCCGCCCCTGCGATGGCCGGGGCCGCGTAGGGCGCCAGGGCGATGAGGGCGATGGAGGCGATGGCGAGGCCGATGGAGGCCACGCCCTTCCCCAGCGGCGTGAGGGTGATGACCACCACGTCGCCCGGCCCCACCAGTGTCTTCGGCCAGCTCGCGCGGAGGCGCACCGTCCGGTCCGACGGCGGGTAGGCCTCACTGGCCTGGCCGCGCCGATGCACCGACACGATGAAACGCCGCCCGGCCGGCGGCCGATGCCGGGCCACCACCGTGGACAGGCGTCGCCGCCGACCGGACAAGCGCACGGGCTCGCCGCGCGGCTGGCCGACCACGTTGGTGGTGAGGACGAGGGTCATGGGGCTCGGGGGATCAGGCGGGCTTGTCGGCCGACGCTTCCTCGGCGTCGAGGTCGATATCAGTCAGCGTCAGCGTCACGCTCATCTTGCCCGCAATGATGACGGGCCCGCCGCTGACCACGGCCACTTCCGTGCCGTCGATGCGCGCGCGGCGCACCTGACCGTCCGAGCTCTGGATCAGGGTCACTTTGGTTCTCTTCGCGGCCATGTCGGGGCTCCTACAGGGGGATGAGGTACGTGAGCCGCCACCGGCGCGCCTGCGCCAGTTCCAGCGGCGGATCGAGGGCCACGCCGTGCCCCTCGTCGGTGTGCAGGATCAGGCCGCCGTCCTCGGACAGCCACGTCCCCGCATGGGTTTCCGCGCCCGGCACCCGGCCCATGAGGACCAGGGCCCCGTCCACGGGTTTGGGAATCGCGCGCCAGGCCGCCCGCACCGGATGGGTCGCGAGGATCCGGGCCCGGGCCCGGAGATCCGCGACCAGCCCGGGGTCGCCGGCCGGGAGCGTGCGCCCGAACAGCACCGCCTGCGCAAGGCTGGCGAGGTGCCAGCAGTTGAAGCTGGCGCGGTCATAGGGCCGTCCGCGCACGCTCCGGAGGAACGCCGCGCGATCCGTCATGAGAACAGGGCGGGGTAGTCGTCGCGGGCGAAGAACGCGTTGGGCCCGGTCGGCACGTTGAGCTGTCGGCCGTCCGGCCAAGCGATGGTGCCCTCGGCACGCTCGGCCGAGATATCGAACCGGGTCATTTCCAGACCGGTCAGATCGTCGTCGTCCGGCCCGGTCACAGCGTCGAGCTGCCCCGGCAACACCCGGTATTGCCGAAACCCGATGGTGATGGCCTCGTTGTAGCCGACCACGCCGCGCATCAGCTCGTGCAGTAGGTCCGACACGTTGTCGATCTGCAGCTTGCCGTCCGTCGGCCCGTCCATGTCGGCACCCGGCGGGATCAGGGTGAAGGCGCAGAGCTGATGCGGCAGGCGCGGGCCGCCCTCGAACAGGGGCAGTGCCAAGGTGTCGCCCGGCGCGCCCAGGTCGCTGTCCACGTTCTGCACGAGCAGGATCGCGGCATCGAGGGACGGGTGGTCGACTTCGCAGGTGGTGAGGATCACGCCCTCTTCGTCACCCGAGGCGTAGGCCTCGGCCAGCGCGGCGCTCAACGTCATTGGCTCACCAATCCTGCACCACGAGGGCGAAGGTCACCACGGAGGTCGGCCCGTCGTCGCGTTCCGACACCGCACCCTCGATGCGACAGGTGCGCGGCGCGAGGACGCCCGAGGGCACCCGCACGGGCGCCGTGAATCGGCGGGTACCCATGTTGAGATCGGCCCGCACGAAGGCGCAGAACGTGACGAACTGCGCCCGCGTCAGCCGCAGGCTGATCTTGCGAGCCGTCGAATCGTAGAGCTGACGACGCCGTGCGCGCGGCGGGCCGTCATCGAACTCCGTCACCTGCGGCGGGGTGTAGAGGGCCTCGGTGCCGCCCGATCCGACGAGGGGCACCAGATCGGGCAGGCCAGCCGGCCAGGACGGCAACGCCATGGTCAGCCTTTTCGCGAGGCGGCGGTGTTGAGGAACGGCGCGAGCGGCCCCTGCCCGGCGCGCCCGCGCCCGCCCAAGCCCCGTTCGGCCTGGCGGATGACGAGGTCCACGCCGCCATCGCTGCGCCGCTGCGGCGTCGCCTGCACCTGCTCGCCGGCATAGTTGTAGACGTTGACCGGGGCTGCACCGCCGCCGTTCCCGGAGCCCTGGAGGATGGGCACGATCTGCCCGCTGCTGTTCGGGATGAACATCTCTCGGCCGCGCTCGCCAACCGTGTACGCCTGACCCGCCTCGACTGGTCCGCCGTTGGCCTTGAACCCTCCGAAGAACCCCTTGAGCAGGCCGGCGATGCCGCCAACGGTGTCACCGGAGCTGGCCGCGGGGGCTGTACCCAGCAGTCCGGCAAGCGGCCCCTGACCGGTGAACGAAGCCTGCAAAGCGGATCGCGCGATCTGTTTCGACAGGTTTCCGACAATGTCGCTGAAGGAACGGCCTTCCAGAATGGCGTCGGCGAAGGCGTTCGAGGCGGCCTCGCCGAAGTAGCGGGACGATTCGGCCGCCTGACGGATCGCCTGATTGGCGTCCATGGTGCGATCCTTATAGGTCTGCCAGGCCTCGGCGCCGGCCAGCACGCGCTTGCGCTCATCATCCGAAAGGGCTGCGCTCTCGCGGTTGCCCTTTTGCACCTCTTCACGCGCGGCGGCCTCGGCCTTCGCGATCGCCACCGCCTTCTCACGCTCAACGTTCGTCTTCTCGACGTTGTCGAGTTCGGCCTTGGCGGTGTCGCGGGCTTTTTCCAGCTGATTGATCAGGGTCTCAACGGCGTCGAGGCGTTCACTGCCTCCACGTGCTGATCGCCCCCCACCCAATTGCGGGAGCGGATTTCCGCCGCCGCCGCGGCGGCGGGGCGCTTTGACCTCGATCTCTGGCAACTCGGCTTCGGCCTGCCCGATGATGCCGATCGCCTTGCCGGCCTCGCGAAGCGCCGTGATCTGATTGCCGGCCGTCAGCACCTTGCCGATGTATGGAATCTGATTGACGACCTCTTTTATCCCGCCAACGATGCTCGTGACTTGCGTGTAGAGACTGACCGCCGCGCCAACCGCACGCACGATCGCGGACTCGACCTGCAGGAATGCGTCGTAAGTGTCGAGAACTGAAGCCGTGATATCCTTTTGGATCGGTGCGAGCGCGGAAGCCAGTGTATTGGCGATGTCCTTCGCCTTAGCGTCGAGTTGATTGGCCCGCTCAACTTCCTCTGCACCGACAATCTGAATGCCAGCAACCGTTGTTGAGGTGTTGTCCATCGCCGCCTTGAGCTTGTTGACGGCATCCTCACCGTTGCGAAGCTGACGCTCGAACTCAGGGCCGACGAACTTTCCAGCCAAGTCAAATGCGACGAGATCCTTGCCTTCGTCTTTAAGACTTTGGATTATAGCAAGAAGTGCACGAAGTTTTGCTTCGTTGCCATCTGCGCCATCAACGGACTTTTTTTCCGATCCGGTGATATTATTAGCAAGAACGTTCTGCTGAAGCCGGTCGCTGAGCGCCGACGTATTGCGTCCATCCTTGCCCTCGCCGAGCTTCAAGTCGGCGGCGTCGCGGAAACGGTTGAGCGATGCCGCAGCCTGATCAACCGTGAGACCGTACTTCTCAGCGCCTAGCGTAACCCGCTGGAAATACTCAGGGGAAACGCCAGCACGCTCAGCCTCTTTACCAATCTTGACGAAATCGGCGATGTGCTCACGCGCCGCGTCAATGGATGCCGACACGCTGGCGAACACGAGCTTCGCGGCCTCGAATGCGATGAAGGCGCCGAGCAAGGTCCGCAGGGCGGGGATCTGTGCGCCGAGCGTGGTGATGGCGGTTGTCGTGCCAGCAATACCCGCCTGGACACCAGCCTGCGCCGCCTGCGAAGACGCTGCCGCAGCGGTGAAACTGGTTACAACGCCCTGAAGCGTCGCTTTCTCAGCCGTGGCCGCGTTGGCCGTAGCAGTCGCGATGTTCTTTACGTCGCTTCCGATGGCGCCGGCTGCGCGGGTGAGGTTCTGCTGTAGGGCACCCAGAGCGTTGCCGGTCTGGTTGCTGTTGGCAGCCAGGCCAGACAAAGCAACACCAGCCGACGCCATGTTGCCGGCTATGGACGCAGCAAGGCTTGCCATCGCGTTCTGAGCGCGCGAGGTGTCTGCGCCGAATTGAATGACAAGCGGATCGGCCATTTAGGAAACGCCCATGTATTTGATCCTCGTCCTCATGGCCTGCACGCCAGGTGGCAAGCAGGTGCCCTGCACGTTCGACCGGGTCAGGGAGCCAGTGACGCCACTGGAATGCGCCCGCTATGTCGACGGGCGGCTATTGGACGGGCGCAAGATGTTCATCTGTGCGACCGACGACGACCTGAAGGACCTCAAGCGCACAAAGGGCATGGCAGCTACACTGGACAAGACGACAGCCATTGCGGTTCGGCTGACTTCTCAGATCCGCTAAGCTCGCCCAGCCGCCATTTCTTCCATGAGCACCTCGAGGAACTCATCATCGGACGGCGCCTGCTCAGCCGGACTATGGGCCGAGATGAACCCGTCGAGCGCCGCGTGGAACTCGGCCAGCGTCATCCCCTTCACGTCCTGCGGCGTGTAGCCCGCTACGGCCCCGGCGCGGATGAAGACGGAGAGGTCTCCGGGGCGGAGTTTTCGCCCCCCTCCGTCACGCCGTTTCCCTCCGGCACGCCGCTGACAGCGCCTTGCACGATCTGCACGGCGAGGCCCAGGAAGTCGGCGATGGGATAGTTCGGAGGGTGGTAGCGCATCACCAGGGCCTGCGCCTCGACCGGCGAAGAGCCGGCGCCCTCCAAGCCGAGACGGATCGGCTCCCAGATGTCGTTCACACCGAACCGGTGCGTGGCGAGCCGGGCCATGATCTCACCGACGCCCGCATTGCACAGGCGTTCCAGCTCGGACAGCTCGCCGAGTCGGAGCTGGAAGTTGCGGTCACGCCCCCCGAAAGGGGCGCGCACCATCGTACGGGAGGTGTCGCCCGCGCTCACGTGGCGCCGGTCCAGGCAAGCGCGCCGTCGCCGCGGAACTGCGCCGTGAACGACACGATGCCGTTGTTGTTCTTCGTGATCTCGAAGTTCTCGATGTGGACGTTGCCTGCCCACTTCCCGCCGCCGCCGGCCGCATCGCGGTCAATACGGAATTCGTAGGGCACTGCCGTTTCGCTATCCACGTCGGCTCGGAAGTCGTCGAGGTGATCGGCCGCGAGCGAGCCGGCGAACCGGCCGCCCCACGAGGTCGAGCTTTTAATGCTCTTGCGAGTCGGGATCGCCGTAGGGTTGGCGCAATCGGGGACCGTAGCATCCTCGTAGGCATTGGTAATGGTCAGCGTCTGCGAGGTCGCGAGGCACACGAACTTGGCGGCATCACCTGCGCCTCGGTAGGTACGAAATCGGTTGCCGGGAAGGAGATCGGCATAATCGGGGGTCGCCATGGTCAGCTCTCCATATCCGGGCCCGGCCCGGTGATGAGGGTGGTGAGATCGAGGAACACCGACTTCGCCTGGAGCGGGTCGATCACGTCGCCGGCCTGCGTGACCTCGATCATCTTCTGCAGGCGGAAGGGCGCGGCGAGCGGCGGAGTGAACACCTCCCGCCCGTCGAGGGCCGCCGTCATCGCATCGATGAGCGACCACGCCTCGGTTCGGCCGGCGGCGGTGGAGACGGCAAAGAGGCGCGCCTGAACTGTCCAGCCGCGCCCGCACCCGACCTCGAACCGCGTGTGGCGCATAGGCCCAATGTAGGCGTAAGGCGGTTGCGCTTTGCCTGTCGGCACTTCGTCATAGATTCGGTAGTCAGCGATTTCGCGGAAGCCCAAATCGGATTGCAGGCATTTCCGGATAGCGTCACGGAGAGGCAGAATAGGCGACAGCGCGGTCATAGCCCCTCACGGCTTGCTGCGCGCAGCTCGCCGGTCCAATCGGACAGGGCTTCGCGGGCGGAATTGTAGAAATACGGTTGCGCCTCCACGTCGGTCGGGCCCGAAGCCCGCACCTGGCGTCCACCGGCGCCCGTGGTGTCGGCGAACAGATTGCCGTCCGCGACCGTGCCGCCGGCCCGGTGACCGGCCTCGACGGCCAAGGCGTAGTCGTATCCATCACGATCCGCCGTGGCCTCGACCACCCACGTCTTCCCCTCGCGGCGGTACGTGATGCCGTTGAGGAGCAAGCCGCTGTCCTGCGGCACGCGGGAGCGCATCAGGTCGACCATTTCGCGGGCGGCCTGCTCGCTTGCGTTGTCGGCCCGCAGGGCGAGTTTCACCCCGAACTGGACAACTTGCTTGGTGACGGCCTCGACACCGAAGATGCCGGACACCGTGTCGATGAGCCGGAGCCCGGACAGGATGCCCCGACCGTTCGAGAAGTCGCGCGCCGCACCCGTCAGCGTGAGGGCGGAATAGCCTTGCGTGGCGAGGCCAAAAGTTGCGCTGATGTCCATGCTACTGGCCGCCGAGGTTGCTGGACAGGGTGAGGACGATGAGGCCGGTCCGCCGATCCGGCAGGCCGACCCCGGTGACCGCGAAGTTGCGGCTTTGCAGCAGGACCCGGTCTGCGTTGGTGACCGTGCGGGCGTTCGCCGAATCGCGGATGGTCAAGGCACCCTCTTCCACGTTCTGCGCGCCGCCGCCCTGAACGGCCTCGCGCACGGATTGCGTGCGGAAGTTGGCCCAGACCGTGAAGACGGACGCATAGTCGCCCCGGTCGCCGGTATCGCGCCCCTCCGCGTCGAGGATGGGCGGCTGGCGCAGGAACTGCGCCCGGAGATCCAGCCGGCCGGGGTCCATCAGATGCCCCACACGCGGTAGGGCGACAGGAGCGCATCGACGCCCATGGGCATGGCGCCCATGCTCGTGGCCGCCGTGACGGCCATACGGTTCTCATAGAGGTGGCCGACCATGAGCAGGATCGCGTGGCGGATCGGCGCCGGTACCGCACTATCGACATAGCCCGCGCGATAACGCACGGTGACGCCGTCGGCGGACGGGGTTTCGCTGACGATTCCGAGCAGGGGCGGCAACGGCAGGCGCCGCTCCCGCGACCAGACGCCCGCCGGCAGAACCACCTCAAGCACCTGCTCGCCGAGCGCCCGCCCGAGCCAGCCATCCGGCCCATCGATCCAGGCTGTCGCAACGGCGATCAGTCCCTCGACATAGACCTTCGCGCTCACGTCGCCGTCGAGGCGGAGGTGCGCGTTTGCCTGTTCCCAGGACACGACCGGTTGCGGTGGCGTGATGACGGAGACGCGCATCAGTTGCAGATGACCCGGATGGTGATGGGCGTGGCCGGCGCCGGCTCGAACGGGCCAGCGGTGAGCAGCAAGGTGCCGCGCGAGCGCTTGGCCGCGACGGTCGCGCCGGACAGGGTCTGAGCGGTGACGCCGCCAATCACCATCTGCTCGCCGACCCAGGACGGGATCACGTCCACGTCCGGCGTGGTGGTGCAGGGCGTCCAGGTGAAGGTGGCGATGCCCGCGACCGACGACGTGACGGTGTAGCGCTCGATGCGCTTCGGTGCGCCGGCCGGGCCGGTGGCGCCTACACCACCCTGAGGCCCTGTCGGGCCAGTCGGGCCGGTATCCCCCTTCGGACCAACCGGGCCGTTCGGTCCCGGGAGGCCTTGGATTCCGCGCTCGCCTGCACCGCCGGCCGGACCCACAGGTCCCACCACGCCATCTGCACCGCGAGCGCCAGGTGCACCGTCTCCACCGCGAGAGCCTGTTGCGCCTGCAGGACCCGCAGGCCCCGTTCCACCACTTGGTCCGGCATCGCCCTTGGCTCCCGTCGGTCCCTGTGGCCCCGCGGGACCAACGGCCCCGGGCGGCCCTTGTTCGCCCTGAGGCCCTTGCGGCCCCGCCGGAGCGACCCGCGGGACACCGTCACCCATCATGGGGCTCGAGGAACGCAGGGTGCCGTGCGCTGGCGTAGCGAGCGCCAGCGCGGCGCAGAGCAGGATCGAGAGGACACGCATCAGCCGCCCCGCCCGTACTGAAGCTCCGGCGCGCACTCGCCCGTCGGCGGCGCCGTCGCGATCAGGGACACGAATTTCGGCTCGCTCGTGCCCAGCGTTTCCGACGAGCGGGCCATGAAGCGGGTGCCGGTCCGCAGCGTCACGGTCTCATCCATGCTGGACACCTTGCGGATCCGGACATCGACGTTGCACGGGTTCACGAACCGATAGCTGGTCGCGTCCGCCGGCTTGGTGATGGCGAATTGCTTCGCCGTGGCAGTGACCCCATCGAAGATGATCGGGTCACCCATGCCGGAGCGGATGAAGGGGGCCGCCAGCACCGCCATCGGCGTCATCGGCCCACCGCAGGGGACCGCGACCCGGTTCGAGCCGGTGTCGCAGTTGAGCACGATACCAGACAGGTTCGTCCCATCGGGCTGCCGCCAGGGCATGAACCCATTCTGCGCAGCGAGCAGGCCGACCATTATGAGTCCGAGGGCTGCCGTAGCAGCCACGCGGCCCATCGGCTCAACCCTTGGTCACGGGCGCGGCAGGGTCGCCCTTATTGGCAACCGGTGGCGCAGCCTTGTTGCTGACCGCAGGCGCGGCTTTCTCGGCCTTGGCGGCCTCCGCCTCATGCGCCAGGACACGTTTACGCTCCTGCGCAGCCGCCTCGGCATCGGCAACGGACCGCTTGAGCGCGTCGAGGCGCTCGGCGGTCGACCGCTCGGTGCCCACGACATCCCGCCGAAGCACGTCCAGGCGCTCGGCCGTCGTCCGCTCCGCTTCTGCGGCGGCATCCACCGCCTTCCGATGGCGCTCACCGGCCTCGGTCACGAGCCGGTCGAGGCGCGCGAGTTCCTCTGTGCCGGCGGCGATCTGGGCCGCCACATCGAGCACCGAAAGCTTGCGCCTCGGACCCGTGCCGTCATCGACACAGATTGCGCCCATGGCTTCCAGACGGTCGAAATCAGCCCGGTCGAACTCGCGAACGGAGCCCTCCGGATCGCCATCGAGGGGCTTGAGTAGAATGGCCTTGATCATGGTCCGTCTCCTTTCGGTTCATGGAGCGGGCGGCCGAAGCCGCCCGCCTGCATGAGCCGAGGGGGCTACGCGACGCGGCCGAGATCGCCGTAGACGATGGCCTGCGGGCGGTAGATCGCCATCGCCAGCCGCTCCTCCGCGCGGATGGTGACCTTGTTGCGGACGAAGTTGTCCTGGTCCTCGGTCGACACGTCGATGGTGGCGTCCTGGCGATCGAAGATCTGCGCCGCGAGGTTGAAGGCGCCGACCAGGGCCTTGTCGACGCCCATGGCCTGCGTCGGGACCAGCGGCAGGCCCCACAGCGTCGGGGCGACGGTGCCCTGCGGGTTGCCGATGATGTATCGCCCCTGCGTGTCCTTCCCCATCTCGATGGCAGCCCAATCGATCGGGTTCAGCACGATACCGTTCGGGGGATACTCGGCGAGGGCCGCCTGCAGGATCATCAGGCGGAGCGTGTCCACCTGCGTGGTGGCGATGAGCCCGCCGGGAGCCGCGTAGGCGACGGCCGCCGTCACGAGGCCGAGCAGGTTCTGCCCGGTGCCGGACCCGTTGAGGAGCTGATTCTCCTCGGCGAGGGCCAGGCCGTAGCGCAGGCGCTGGTCGATGATGGAGCGCAGGCCCGGCGCGTCGGCGAGGATCTGCACGGAAGTCCGCATCCAGTGCGCGATTGTCCGGACGGTCGCCGTCTTGTCTTCGAACTGCAGTTCCGACTGCGGCTTCACGGCCCCTTCGGCGACCAGGGCGGCGTTGTTCGTGAACAGCTTCTCCTGCTCGTACTCGATGGAGTTGCTGGCCGTCTGGCCCGGGAGGATGAGCGAGCGGACGGTGAGGCGGCGCTGCGGCAGCTCCACCTGCAGTCCGCGCCGGTCGGCCGGGATCAGGGCCCCGGCCGAACCGGCCGCGTCGGTGGTGAGCGACGTGATATCCTTCACCTCGACGAGGACGCGCCCGCGGGGACGCGTCTGGCCGGCGAAGCTCTTGAACGCATCGTCCTCCACGAACCGTTCGCCGGCCGTAAGCAGCCGATCGTCCGGCTCGCCGCGACGGGCCATCTTCTGGTCGAGCTCGTCGAGGCGAGCTTTGGCTTCGTTCATGCCGAGGATGGCCTGATCGGCGAGTTCCTTGGCCGTGGTCGCGAGCGGCGTCCCCTTAGCGGCCTCGGCCAGGGCCTTTTCCGCGATGGCCTTCACACCGTCGTGCTTAGTGTCGAAGTCCCGCTTGAAGTCGGCGGCCAGCTCGGCCGCGCTCTTGCCGCCGGTACCACCCTCGCCGGGCCGCTCGAACAGGATGCGGGGGCCGATGGCGCAGGCCGCGAGGCGGGCGATGCCACCGGCTCCGGCCAGGGCCCAGGGAGCCAGGGAGGTGGAGGCGAGGGCCGAGCCGAACGCGGCGTGCGCGTCGGGTGCAGCGGTGATGAAGGCGAGGGCCATCAGGCCCGCCGCCATGAGGGACAGGAAGGTTTTCACGATGATCTCCGAAATCGGGGGTTGTGCCGTCAGTTCGTCAGGGCACGCAGGAAGGCGAGCCCGTCATCCGCCGCGTCGGCAGGTTCCCCCTGCCCCTTCAGGTGGAGGCGCGCGGCGCGCTCCGCCTGCGAGTTCGAGAAGCCCAGCCCCTTCAGCCAGACCTCGAACTCTCGCTCTGTCAGCCGGTCCCCGGCCTTCAGCTTCTCGGTAAGATCGTGCGCGGCCTTGGCGGCCTTCACGCTCTGCACGACCGCATGTTCGTTGGCGCCGACGGACACGATGCTGACCTCGACGAGGTCCAGCTTCTCGAGGGTCCAGACCCCCGTATCGGTGTCGACGCTGTAGGCCTTGATCCGGTAGCCGATGGAGAGGCCGTCTATGTCGCCGGCCTTCAGCAGCGCGTACGCCTCGCGACCCCGCTGCACGTCCATGTTCAGCTTGCCCTGCATCAGCAGGCCCCGGTCGTCTTCCTTCGCGCCGACCCAACGGCCGATCGGCTCATCGGCGTTGTGCTGCCAGAACAGCTTAGGCATCGTACCCTTGGCCTTGTGCGCCGCGAGGCTGTCGGCGTAGGCGCCGGAGGCAATCACATCGCCGTAGGCGTCCGGCTCGCCATTGAAGGTCGAGCCGTACCCCTCGAACTCGCCGGATTCCTTGAGCGCCTTGATCGCCAGGACCGGGGCGGTGCGCCGATTGTCCTCACTTGAGCGCTTCATTTCGATCCCCGCTGATGGCACTGGCGAGCGGCACATCCTGCATCTGCACCGTCACCACGTCGCCGCCGGCAACCGGCGGCAGGTTTTCGAGCGCGCGAACCTCGTTGCGGGTCGCGATGCCCATCCGGATCGCCTTTTCGTAGGCCTCGTACCGGCTGGCCGTGTCGCCGCGCAGCAAGCCCTCGAAGTTGAATTCGATCGTAAGTCCCTGCGCGCGTCGTTCCGCGAGGGGTACGAGCTGTTTCAACAGGGCCTGCTCGATGCGCTTCAGACGCTTGCGCAGCGTGAATTTCTGGAATCCCAAGACATCGACTTCCTTGCCGGTGCCCCAGTTCGACGCCTTGTCGCCGAAGCCAACCATCCCAGGCGGAACACCGAAGATCCGACAGACTTGTTCACCGCTGAACTTACGACTTTCCAGCATCTGCGCATCGGCGGGATTGATGGACAGCGGAACCCAGGTCAAACCACCATCGAGCAGCATGGGCACACCTTGCTTCATACTCCCCATGTACTTTTCACGAAGGTTTTGCTCCAACTCGTCGCGCTGAGGCTTCGTGAGCCGGACATTTTCAGGCGTTGACAGGACGCCGCTCGCGTTCACGCCGTTGCGGAACATGGCGCCCGCCGCGTTCTCGGCCTCCAGCGCGTCCCGGAACACCCCTTGGCAAACCGACAGGGTCGATGCCCCCGACAGCGCGTCGCCCAGTGAGCCCCGGATGTGCAGCACATCCTCGCCCCGCTTTACGATGCGCCGCCCGTCCTCTTTCCACTCGTACTCAATGCCGCCATCACCACGGCGGCGCCCCTTAACCAAGTCTGGGCGGATCGGGTGCAGCGCGGCGATGGCGCCGGACGAACCTCGCTCCATCAGCGCGTAGGCGTTGCCCTGCAACTCGATGCCGGCAGCCATGAACTCCCAGAAGTCGACGGCCGTCTGGTCATAGTTGGGGCTGTCGTGCAGCACGAAATACAGGGGATGGTCGCGCGCGACCCTGCGGACACCGGACGCATCCGTCCGGTAGACCATGAGGGGCAGCGACGCGATCGTGCCGGCGATGAGCTGAACGCAGGCCCATGTCGCTGACAGACCGACCACGCCACCTCCATGCGCGGCATGCGAATCGCGGTAGTCGGCGACGGTGACCTGATTGGTGACGAAGTTGTTGCCGTTCTCAGTCGAGGCTTGCCTAGACCGAAACGGCTCGATGTCCTTCCCACCATCGAGCCCGAAGGCCCGCCTCAGCCATTTCATGCGTAGCTCTCAATCCAGGCGTTGGGGTCGAAGGGCGATTCCTGCGCGATGGCGAGGCCGAGCCCCATGATCCCGGCCACGGGACCGTCGATCTTCTCCGAGGACTTGACCTTCGTCGGCTTGATGTTGCCGGCGTCGTCGGTGGCGATGGCGATGTTACCGATCATCCACCGCAGGGCCGGATGGCCGCCGTGGTCGAGCAGTCCGGCCAGCACCAGGCGCTCCCATTCCTTCGAGGGCGCCGACATGGAGGCGAAGCCCTGGCCGAACATGACGACGTTGGCGCCGTCCTCAGCCAAGCGGACGGCCGTGCCGGTGGCGTTCCACCGGTCGAGGGCGACGCCCTGGACATCGAACGCCTCGGCGTCTGCCTTCACTTGGCGCTCGATGACGGCGTAATCGACCACGTTTCCGTCCGTGGCGATGACCGCCCCGGCTTTCGCCCAGGCATCGTAGGGAACGCGGTCCCGCCGGGCCCGGAGCGCGATGGATTCCGTCGGCACCCATAGGCGCACCACCAGCTTCCACCGCTCATCGGCCTCGACGGGCGGGAACACCCACACGAGGGCGGTGAGGTCCGACACCGACGACATGTCGAGGCCACCGAAGCACCGCCGCCCGCGCAGCTCGACGGGGAAGCGTTGCCACGCCTCCGGGTCGGGCGCACAGGCATCCCACTTCATCAGGGACAGCCAGCGGACCACCTGCTCGGTCCACTGATTGAGGTGATACCGGCGGAAGTCGTTCTCTAGGCGGGGATTGTCCCGCGCCTTGGCGCACTCGGCCCGCAGGTATTCGATCTTAGGCGAGATCCCGAGGTTGGGGTTGGCCTTGAGCCACACCGCCTCGTCGGTCCAGTCATCTTCCGCGGCGGCGGCGAAGATCACCACCAGGGTGGTCGCGTCGGCCAGCCCGCCCGTCAGGATCGACAGGCATTCCTCCCACAGCACCCACCCGTAGTTCCGGCTCTTGAACCCGGCCGTCGAGCCATAGAGCTCGATAGGCTGATCGCGGGCCGCGATGGATTGGTGCAGCGTCCCGTACAGGGTGCCGTCCGCCCATTCGTGCATCTCGTCGCCGACGATGACGGAGGCGCTGAGACCGTGCTTGCCCTCCGCCTTGCCCGACAGCAGCTCGAACTTGGACCACAGGTCGGGCAGGTAGAGCGATTTCTTGAACGCCTGCACCCGCTTCGAGAACGCGGGCGAGAGGCGGACCATCGTCTTGGCCTTCTCGAACACGATGCGCGCCTGCGCTTCGTTCCGAGCCATGGCGTAGGCCTGCCCACCCATCTCCCGATCGCACACCCAGAACAGGATGGTGAGCGCGGCCAGGAACTCGGTCTTGCCGTTCTTACGCCCAATCCAGAGGAACAGGCGCCGGAAGAGCCGGAACCCATCGGCGGTTTTCCACCCGACGAGCAGGCGTACAATAGCCGCCTGCCACACGGTGAGGCGGAAGGGTTTGCCGGCCCAGCGCCCCTCCGTGTGGCGGAACAGCGTCGGCCACATCGCGACGACGCGTTCGGCCAGTGCGTCATCGAACCATGCGCCCGGCGTCGCGGCGGCCCGATCCCAATGGACCGCGACGAAGGCCAGGGCCTGCGCCTCGGCTTCACTCACCCACCCCGGATGCGGGAGCGGTGAAGGATTCGCGAGCGCCGCCATGAGGGCGGGCGACGCGACCATCAGTTCGGCCGCGTGCCCGGCGCCGGGGCTGCATGGTCGGCCATGAAGCCGACAGGATCGACTTCGGTCGCCGGAGTCGGCGACGCCGGACCTTGGCCGCGTTCGGTCTCATCATCGAACAGGCCGCCGAGGGGATTGGCCGCCTGGTCGCGCATTACTTTGTAGCGGTCCGCCGGGGTGAGGCCGTAGGAGGCTTCGAGCTTACCCATGGCGAGTTCGATCCGGTCCCGGTGGCTGGCAGCCGGATGCCGGCGGGGCATCTCATCGCCCGTGACCGTCTTCACCAAGCGGGTCACGCCCTCTGTCTTGATCGTCTGCGTCGCCTCGATCCACTCGGCCTGGTAGACGCACCAGCGCGCAAACGCGTAGCGGTCCATCCGGTCGAGCAGATTGCGCCGGTGGAGATGCGGGGCCTGCTCGCGCCAGATCTTCAGGGCCAAGGTGAAGGCTTCGTCACCCTTGCCCGTGGTGAGGAACGTCGGCGGGCGCAGCGGATCGTTAGCCGCGAGGCGTTCGGTGCGCGCCATGGTCCGGGCCGCGCGGGCACGCTTGCCCGGGCTACCCTTCGCCGCCTGTAGCGCCGGGCTGTCCGGCTTCCGTCCACGCGTCATCGGCGATCAGCCAAGCGGCCTTGGCTCCTCTCATAAAAAAAGTTTCCGCCAATATCGCGGAGAAAAAGAGGGGGTTAGACAACCGGTCTACAGCTGTCTTCTCTGAACTTTCGACACCCCCCCCACCCCCTCAGCGTGCCGCCTGTTCTTCGGCTTGCTTGGCTGAGTTGTGGTGCGGGGTGCACAAGGACTGGAACGGGCCAGCCCAGAACCTCGCGACATCGCCACGGTGCGGCTCGACGTGATCGCACACGACAGCTGCAGTCACTCGACGCTCGGCCATGCACATGCAGCACAGCGGTTCGAGCCTCAACTGCTCGGCCCGCGTCGCCTGCCATCGGGCCGTCCCATACAGGGCGCGGGTCTCAACCTCTTGGCGACGGCGTCGGTCATAGGCCCGTGTCGCCTGCGCCCGGTCCGCATCGGAGCCAGGGCCAGCAGCGGGCCGAAAGGTACGGGGACGCCAAGCCATACCTTCGGATACGAAAAGACCCCGCATGCTCGCGCACCGGGGCCATTCACCAAAGCTAACGCACGGGGCGGTGGTTGCAGATTTGCAACAACAGTCCCGTGCGACCTCCAATCGCTATCACTCCAATGCCACATCGGCAAGCATCATCGGCACGGAGAAAGACCGGCCGAACAGGGTGATCCACACATCGATCCTGTCCGGCGGGCTCACGGCGTCCACGACACCGCCAAAGGATCGGTAGGCGCCGCTCAACACGCGCACCTTCCGCCCTGGCGCAAACCGCAGCGCAGTCCTGGCCCAGGCCTGCGCACCCTCATCCGCAGCCCTGGCCTCCATCGCCGCATCGGAGAAGTCATACACGCCCGCAGCCTGCGCTGTGCGCAATCCTTGGATCAGCTCGACCGGCACAGTCGCCGGCACCCCGCCCACGCGCACCATGCCTTCGAGGCCCGGCGTCTCCCGCAGGCCGTACAGGCTCTGCCCCGGTCCGAGCCCCACGAACAGGTAGCGCGGCAGCAGTGGCGCGGCCTCCGTCACACGCTGACGGCTCCGCGTGCGGCTCACCGTCATCACCGGCAGGCACGTCACGAACTCCCGCCGCTGCAGGGTCTTGGCCGCCGTCTGTTCCCGCTTCGGGTTCGTGTAGGCCACGAACCACTCCCGCTCATCACCGTCGTTCGTGTGACCAGCATCAGGCGCCAGGGCGACCTCTGCGGCGGCCTTGCGGTCGCTCGCCGCCACCCAGCCGGCCCGCTGCTCGGGAGAGAAGTCCGACGGGCGCAGAGCCTTGGGGGCAGAGGCGGGCACAAAGCTATCATGCTGCATCACGAAATCCGTCAGGTGAGAGTGGTGAGACTTGGAGGATAGTTCAAAATCAACCGTCACCAAACAAACTCCTATCAAATTCAACAACTTAAATAGATATGGTGAGAGTGGTGATAGTTTTTCCACGTAGTGTCTATGAATTCTGTTCTAGCTTACCCCGGAACCCCGATTGTCTATACCTACGCGCGAAACCCTCACCAGTATCACCATTGGCACCTAAGTGCCTGCGATCACACAGAAATAGGGTGGTGATACTTACATTCAGAGGGTCACCACACCCTCACCACCATCACCACGAAACGGCGTGGTGAGGCTCAACGACGGAAGTCGAGCCCGTCCTGGGGTTGCGGGGCGTCAGGTCGGTCCGGCACGTCGTGCAGCTCGCAGCCCTGGTAATAGACCCGTCCGGCAATGGGTCCGTGATCGTAGAGCTGTTTCAGTCGCTTCCCGAACCGCGTCTGCGATAAGGTCCGCTTCGCGTTGGCGAGGGACCACGAGTGATAGGCCTCGTAGAGCGCGTGCGCCGTTTCTCGCCCGTTGGGGGTCGCGCGCACACAGGCGGCCAGGAACTCACCCACCGGGTCCATATCCTCCCGGTATTCCTGCGTGTCGGCTGTCACCGAGGGCGCGATGACGAGCCCGTTCGCCATGAAGTCGCACACGCCTTCGATGAGCCATGCCAGGATGCCGGCGCCCTCGCCATCCACGAACCGGGATATGACCACCTCGAAATCGTCGCGTTCCTCGACGGGGATGGTCTGATCCCAATGCACCAGCAGCATCCGGCGCCAGATGCCGTTGTCCGTGCCGGTGATGGTCGGATAGTCGTTGCCGCTCATATGCGCGGTCGCGAAGTTCTGGAACTCGAAATAGCCCTTGTAGAGCGACCGAACCGGGATTGGCTCGCCACCGGTGAGCTTCTTGATCATATCCTCCTGCAGCGGCACGTTGCCCGCCACTTCGAGGATGCGCACGAACCGCCGCCCGTATAGCCGGGCGATATCGGGTGACGCCCCGCCCGACGCCCGTTCAGAACCGCCGACGATGGATTCGCGCGGCAGGCCGACCGCGAGGCTGGGGCCCAGCACCCGGGCGATCGTCTCCAAAAACACCGACTTGCCATTGGCGCCGAGCCCGTAGTGGAACATCAGGTGCTGCACCGGCACGCTGAGCAAGCCGAGCGCCGTGAACTGCTGCACCGTTCGCCGCTTAGCCGCGTCCGGCAGCATCCGCTCCATGAAGGCCCGCCAAAGAGGTGCCTCGGCGCCCTTCCGATAGGGTTGCGGGACCACGGCGGTGATCCAGTCCTCCCGGCGATGCCCCTCTATGGCGTCGCAGATCCCGACGAGCCGCGTCACGGAAGGATCCGGGCACTCGTCGTCCCGTTCGGACCGGAACGCCAACGTGTGCGTGAGGCAGGCCACCCGGTAGCGGTCAGCGTTGAACGCGTCCGGATTCCGTCGCAGTCGTGGCGCCGCGCAGTGCAGCGTCGCCTCCAGACGCGCCTTGTTCTTCGAGGAAACGCCGAAGGCGCGACGCTTGCCCCGGCGCCTGTCCAGGGCATCGGCTGCCGCGGCCCCTTGCGCCACGGTCACCTTCTCATCGTCCGTCAGGTCGGCCCGCGCCTTTCCCTCCAGGGCTTCGGCAGCCTTGATAGCAGCATGCTCCCGCGGGCTCGGGTGGATGAATTCGGATTCGAGGATGATCCGGTCGCCCAGCAACTGCACCACCATGCTGGCGAGCGCCAACCCGCCGGCCAGGTCCCAATGCGTCCCCGTCCATGCGAGCCACGAACCGCCCGACACCTCGTCCTGCGCCACCACCGACAGATCGGCCCCGAAATGCCGGATGAGGCGCTTGCCGTTATCGGTGTCGGAATGGTCGAGGGTCGCGCAGTGCGCCAAGTCCTCCGGGTCCACCTTGCGCGGACCACCGGGCCCAGCATCGTCGGCGTCGCCGAAGGGTGGTTCCGGAGGGCCGCCGCCCCAGCCCTCGCCCGGGTCGAAGTCGCCGTCATCGCCGCCGACGGGTGTCGCCTCGTCCACCAACCGTTTGATCTCGCGGCGCGGATCGTCCGTCATGCTGTTTCCATCGCGTTGATGAGATTGAGATTCACGCCGCAGCCCTCCGCAGCACGTCATTGAAATCCTCGCCCTCAGGCGCCCATGCCACCCGCACGGTGCAGCCGGGCACCTGGTGGCGGATGCGGGCCGCGCCGCGGGCCAGGGCGTTCTCCGTGAGCGTCCGGTCACTGTCGGAATCGCCCAGCTCCCACACCTGCCGCAGGGTCGCCGGCACGGGGATCGACGGCGCGGCCAGATCCGGCACCGGCCCGGGCACCGGGCGCGCCCGACGACGGCCGAGGCGGTCGATCGTCGCTTCGCTCGGGTGCGGAACCGACTTGGCGGCCCGGCCGCCGATGTTGCCGAGGCTGTAGCCCGACCAGAACGCCGCCTCGGCCACGCGCGGGTCACCCGCCGCCACCAGGGCCCGCCAGACCGACAGCACCGTCTCGATGCCCTCTCCGAGGAACAGGATGGTCGGCGCCGGATGGCGCACGAGGGGGATGTGCCCACCCTTGGCCGAGCCGCGCACCTTTTTCGCCGGAAGCAGCTCGCCCGTGTCGGGGTGGAACAGCTCGACCTTGCCAGAGGGCCGCGCGAGGTCGATCCATGTGGCGTGCAGCCCCGCGAACCGGCCGCCGGGCCCGATGACGGGCGCCAGCAGCGCCGGCCCCTCGTGCACCACCTTCCAGACCTTGCCGCCCTTGCTGTTCGCGACGTGCTCCCAATACGGATGCTTGAGGGCGCAGCGCAGCCACACGTCATCGGGGACGATGAGACAGCGGAGGTCGCGCAGGTAGGCCTCGGCCGGCGTCCCCGTCAGCTTCACGCCCGAAAGCCACAGCTCACGGCATCGGGCCAGCTCGCGGTCCCGAAATTCATTGGTCTCCACCTCGCGCTCGGCTTCGGCCTCGGCCTGCTCGGCCCGGCGAGCCGCGAGCGCGGCCACACGGGCGGCCCGCGCCTCCGCCGTTTCGCCTGCGTCGCGATTCGGCGGAGGGCGGCCGGTCAGGATCTCGCAGGCGACGCGGAACTCACACCCGTCGAGATGCTGGACCAGGGCAATGGCATCCCCGCCGACGCCACCGCGCCGACAGTTGAACACCCCCTTGCGGGGATTGATCGAAAACCCGTCATGGCCGCCGCAGAGCGGGCACGGCCCCACCTGCTCGTGCCCGCTGCGCTTCAGCGTCGAGCCGCGCGCGGCTACGGCCTCTTCCACAGTCACGGCGCGCGCCTCTTCCACCCATGCTTCGAAGGCAGACGATCCAGACATCGTTCAAGCTCCAGGGTTGCAGGCGCACGGAAGGGACCGCGCGAGGCGGGACGGTGATGGCGGCAGTAGTGGCGGCTTAGGCGGCGGGCGGCGGGTCCGGCGTCGTCGGGCGCCCCCGCGCCTCGCAGGCCCGCGCCCCGGCAAGCATTCGTTCCCCGCAGAACACGGGGATCCGCGCCAGTCCGCGCAGGCCCAAGCCGGCGAGGATGAAGCCGAAGCGCACGAGCCCGCTCACGACAGTCGCCCGAGCTGACGCTGCAGGTCGGCCAGCCGCGCCTCGAGCTTCACCTGCTCGGCCCCGCGTGCCGCGGCGTCGAGCCAGCCCGGCGGCCGGTGCAGCATCGCCCGCAGCAGTTCAGGCCCGTAGGCGCAGGACAGGATCAGGATGGCGCGCCCGTTCGGCAGCGCCGCCCCGGCCAGCCACTTCTTCACCGTGTCCGCCGGAAGGCGCGTGCGCGCCGCCACGTGCTGCGCCGTCTTGTCGGGGTGCTGCCCGCGCAGGAACCGGGCGAGCCCGGCCCCGTCCACGGCGTCGGACCAGTCGCGCTCCCCCTTCGGGAAAAAATGGTCCCACAAGGTGGCGGACATTCCCGCGCCCTCGGCACAGGCTGCCTCTACCGCAGCGAGCGCCGAGGCCGGCGTTTCGGGGGCGAACAGCCACTGCAACACCGGGAGGGGCGAGGTGTCGGGCATCCAGTCGAGGGCGGCGCGTGGCGTGGTCGCGAGGGCATCGGAGGCATACGCGGTCACGGAGGCACAGGCCTCGCTCGCCGCCTGCGCCCCGGCATCGAGGACGGACCAGGCGCCGTCGACGGCATCGGCGAGGGACGGCAGGGAAACGGCGCGAAGGCGATCAAGCATGGTCCGCCCCGCGCTTGTCCAAGCTGGTGTAAGCCACGAACCACGAGCACTCCGGCACCGCGAGGCAATGACTTTGACCGACGATCACATGGTGGGGGAGCAGCCCCCGATCACGACACGCTTTCAGGTGCTCTTCGGCCCTGAGGGCGCGGCCCGCATCGTGCTGTTCGCCGACACGAACGCCGAGGATAAGCCCATCGCCACCCTTGACCTCGACGCGGCGGACGGCGACCTGCTGGCGCGCCTGCTGACGACGCGCCGCGCGACCTATGACGAGCAGCGCCGCAATCACGAGGCCGGCGCACAGCAGTGAGCGAGAGGCGGGCATCAGGCAGCCGCTCCAGCTCTCTGAAGTGATGCCAGTGCCGAAGGCGGCAAAGACTTCCAGACAGCCGGGTGTGCCTGCAGGCCTAGTTCCGACAAGGCTTTGGTGATGGGCTCATATGCTGCGGCGGTAAAAAGGCCTCGATCACGCCAGTTCGAGACGGCCTGCATCGTACGGCCCGTGAGGCGTGCAACCGCAGCCGTCCCGCCCAGTGCGTCAATGATCTCAGAGGTGGTCGCTAAGGGCTCCATACCCCCGGAATATACACAGTTTGGGTATATATCAAGATGCACACGAACTTCATGGAAGCCCGATACACAGCATGTGAATATGTGGCTATGCCACAGGTGTCCTTACCCGCTGATCGCAAAGAAGAAATCGCCTCCCGCGTGCGCGTGCTGCGCAAGGCGTACTTCGAGACACAGGTTGCCGCAGCAGGGCGCTGCCAAGTGTCAACGAACACGTGGAATCATTATGAAAAGGGCCGCAGCCCACCGAGCGATCCCGTGATGATGAAGCTCAAGGTGCTGCACGGCATAACGCGCGACTGGATTATGGATGGGAGCCTTTATGGCATGCCTCCAGACACCCAGGAACGGCTTCTCAAAACGCCTGACCCTGGAACGCGTTCTAACCGCCGCCGCGACGCCGAGAAAACTTCGGCCTGATGACCCCGGCCGCCTCGACGTTAGGGCGCTTGTATTCGGTCAGAAAATACTCGTAACCCGCCCGCATTAAATCGAGCACGCGTTGGGCGTCGGATTCGTCACGCGGCAGCTGCAACGCCAGCTCCATCGCCAATGCGCGAAGGTCGCGTTCACTCAGCTTCCCGTCCTCTGGCTCGCTTGGTGACATACTCGCTCCCTTGAGGGCATGAGAACAAAAACCGAACAAATCTGCAAGGCTGAATTCCCAAGCTGGGGATAGGGGCATCTCACAAAATACACAGATTGTGAAGTTGAACCTTGCGTATCCCCAAACCGTGTATATTCTTTGCCCATCGCCACATCGCGATGGAGCCGCCCCGTGTCCAACCCCCTGCTCGACCCGCCGTCGCCGGCTCAGGTTCGCGACGCTCTTCGGAAGCACCTCGCCCGCAAGCTCGGCTGGTCCGGCAAGACGGCGGACGCCTGCCTCGACCCGCTCTCGAACGAAGACATCGCCCGCTGCCTGACGGTGGACGCGGAAGAGACCCGCACGGCGCTCTACGCCCGCTCGTGTGACGCCCTCGCCCAGGCCGGCGGCCAGCAGAGCGCGGCCGCGTGATGCCGTATCGCCGCCTCTCCGACGAGCATTATGACGAGATCGCCTCGCGTCGGGAGGCGGGCGAGAGCTTGTCTACGATCGCCCGTGCGTTCGGTTGCTCGTCCTCGAATATTTACCTGATCTGCCTCCGGCTCGGCGCCGATCTGCCCAACGCCAAACCGCTTCCGAGCGGCGTGCGCGGCCCGCTGGTCATTGAGCGAAACGGGCACACCGTCCGCCGGTTCTGCGCCGACGAAGACGCCCGTCTGCTCGCCCTGGAGGCCCAAGGCCTCGGCACTGGGGCCATCGGCAAGGCCATGGGGCGTCATCCCAACTCCATCCGCGTCCGGCTCATGACCCTGGCCCGTCGCGAAGCCCGCAGCGAGGCCGCCTGACATGACCACGAAACCCATCCGCAGCTTCACCGACCTCGTCGGCGTCCTCAGCCGGGGGCGCTTCTCGGAGAAGTGCAACGACCACCTGACCCACGCCTTGGAAACGCTGGAAGCGCTCCCCGACGCCCAGGGCAAGGCCACCCTGACCGTCACCCTCAACATCGCCTTTCAGGAAGGCCGGGTCGAGGTGACGCCCTCCGTCAAGTCCAAGCTCCCCGAGGAGAAAGGCTTCGCCGGCACCCCGTTCTGGTCGATGGATGGCGGCTTCTCCGTCCAGCACCCGAGCCAAAGCGACATGTTCGCCGGGCCCCGCGCGTCGTCCGACGCCCCGCGGTCGCGCGACAGCGCCTGACCCCCTCCACCCCAGCCTGACGGAGACAGTTCATGGCTTCCTCGAACACGTCCACCACCGACGCCCGCACGAAACCCACCCCGAGCTGCTACGGCGGCGAGGCCGAGGCGATCCAGAAGATTGCCGATCTCACCATCCAGGGCACGCGGCCGGAGATCATCTCCGTTCCCGTGTCGGGCCTCGGCGACGGCCTGCCCACGGCCATTCCCGTGTTGGTCAAGCCGGGCACCAACGGCGGCAGCGTCGTCAGCGTCAAGGATCAGATCGAGGCCTATCGCACCGGCCCAGCCCGGCGCACGGGCACGGCCACGGTCACCACCCTGGCGAGCTTCATCGAACTGACGAACCGCCACAAGGATGCGGACTCGACCATCTTCGCCAAGACGGACTGGCCAAACCCGGCCCTGACGGCGGTCATCGACTATCACACGGCGAGTGGCGCGGCCCGCAACGCCGACCACCGCATCGTCTACCGCTTCCCGATCACGCCCGAGTTCCAGGCGTGGATCGACCACGCCGGCAAGAAGTTCGACCAGGCCGAGTTCGCCGCATTCCTCGAGGATCACGCCGCCGAGCTGGCCGCGCCCTTCGATGCGGAGAAGATCGAGTTCGAGCGGCTGTTCAAGGCACGCCTGGCGCCGCCCAACGAGCTGATCACCCTCGCTCGCAGCCTCGAAATCTGCGTGGGCCAGCGGATCAAGAATGCGGTGAAGCTGCAGTCGGGTGAGACCGACATCACCTTCGTCGAGGAGCACACCAACACGGCCGGCGAGCCCATCACCGTGCCGGGTGTCTTCATGATCGAGTTGCGGGCCTTCATCGACGGCGAGCGCGTTCGCATCCCGGCCCGGCTCCGCTACCGCGCCACCGGCGGCGGCATCGTGTGGTTCTACGATCTCTACCGCTGGCAGGACCAGATGCGCGAACGCGTCAGCGAGGACCTCGCCAAGGCCGGCACGGACACGGGCCTGCCGTTCTACGAGGGCGCGCCCGAGCCCATCGCTCGCTGACACCCCGATCTCGCGCCCCGCTTCCTCCCGGCGCGGGAAACTTCGGCGGGGCGCGTCAGCCGCAGCCCCGCCGCCTTTTCCTCACCGACAGGCCCTGAGACCCGATGCGCCTCACCTGCGAACGCTCCGGCCTGTTCAAGGCCCTCAACGCGGCGACCCGGACTGTGTCCCGTCGCAACACGATTCCGATCCTGTCCAATGTCCGCCTCGACGCCGAGGGCAAGCGCCTCACCATTCGCGCCACGGATCTGGACATCGAGATCCAGATGGAATGCGCGGCCACGGTGGAGGAGGCCGGTGGCGTAACCGTGCCGGCCCACACCCTGAAGGAGATCGCCCGCAAGCTCGCCGACGACAAGCCGGTGTCCTTCAAGACGACGGACAAGGGGCAGATCGTCGTCCAGTCCGGCCGCTCGCGGTTCGAACTCGGCACCCTGCCCGTCGGTGACTTCCCCGACCTGCAGGCCGGCGAGATGCCGACCCGCTTCACCTGGCCCGTGGCCGACGTGCTGCGGATGTTCGAGCAGACCAGCTTTGCCATCTCCACGGAGGAGACCCGGTACTACCTCAACGGCGTCTACCTCCACGCCCCGGACGGCCTGGAGCGCCATGAAGGCTTGCGCGCCGTCGCGACCGACGGACACCGCCTCGCCCGCCTCGCGCTGCCCCGCCCTGATGGCGCCGAGGGCATGCCGGGCGTCATCATCCCCCGCAAGACCGTGGCCGAACTCGGCCACCTCGTGGAGATCGACGGCAGCGCGCAGTTCGAGGTGGCGGTATCGCCCACCAAGATCCGGTTCACCCGCGACGACGTGGTGCTGACGAGCAAGCTCATCGACGGCACCTTCCCCGACTACGCCCGGGTGATTCCCACCGGCAACGACAAGCACCTCACCGTCGCCCGCGAGGTGCTGGCCGGCGCCGTCGACCGCGTCTCCACCGTGTCGAGCGAGCGCGGCCGGGCCGTGCGCCTCGACATCGACGTGGGTGTGATCCGCCTCAGTCAGCGCAACCCCGATGCCGGCGAGGCCACTGACGAGGTGGATTCGAGCCTCGACGGCGCGCCCCTGCAGATCGGCTTCAACGGGAAGTACCTCGGCGAGGCCCTGGCCGTGCTGGGCGGCGAGCAGATTGTGTTCCAGCTCGCCGACCCCGGAAGCCCCACCATCCTGACGCGCACGGGCGACGATGCCCTGCTCGTCGTCCTCATGCCGATGCGGGTGTGATCATGGCACGGACCAAGCAAGAGACCGACGAGCTGCTGCTGGCCGTCATGGAATGGGCCGAGGCCGATCCGGATGCGGCCCTGGTGGTGGCGACCGTCAATGACGGCACTCAGGAGACCGGCGCCCTCATCACTCTCGGCCATGCCGGGTGCTCCGTGGTGTCCACCATGGCGACCGTCGCCGAGCTTCTAGATCTGGCCGAGGAACAGATCCTCGCCGGCAAGCAGGTCCTCGCCGGCAACATCACGGGCGACGATCAAAAATCCCTCAAGCGCATTCGCGACGGGCGCGCCGCCCTTGGGCTCGGCCAGTCGGAGGCGGTCCATTGAAGAGCGACAGCCTGCGCACCCGCCGCGCCGAACTCGCCGCCACCTACGCCAAAGCCCGCCGCCGGCATCGCGGGCAGGCCGGGGCCATCGCCCGTCTGCAGGACGCCACCACCGCCCTGCTGCGCGAAGAAGTGAAGGCGCACCGCCCCCGCCGAGGGCGTCCGCCCAACCCCCGCCCGAGCAACCCCGACCTCTTCGTCAGCGAGGCCCGCCCGTGAGCACGAAAGCGCCAATCCAACCGCAATTCGCCGGGGTGATGAACGCCCTGGCGCAGGGCATCGACGAAGGGCTCAACGGCCAGCGTCGCCCGAAGACGATCGGTTTTGCGCTGCTCGTTTTCGAGTTCGGCAAAACCGAGGGTGGCCGTGTGAACTACGTCTCGAACGCCGAGCGCAGCGACATGATCACTGCCGTGAAGGAGTGGCTGGCACGCGCTGAAGGGCGGGTCATCGAGACGGAGACCAAGCAGTGACCGCACCGTCCCTCATCCGCGCGGCCCTGGCCGCCCCCGATCGCGCCGAGCGCACCCGGCTCATGGCCGACACCATGCGCCACCACGAGGCGGGCCCCGAGGGGGCCTGCACCTTCCACCACCTCATGGCCCGCGGCTTCTCCCCGGCCGAAGTCGAGGCCTACCGCGACGACGCCCGCGCCCTGTGCACGGGCCGCCCCGCCATCGTCCTCGCCGCCCCGCCCGGCCGCCGCGAGGGGCAGGCCCTTGTCCGCGTCGCCCGCGCCCTGCGCAAGCGCCAGGCGGCCACGCAGCAGCAGGCTGGGGGCGCGGCATGACGAGCGCCGCCCTCGTCGCAACGATCGGTCACGCCGCCGCCGTCGCCGAGGCCGCGCGGCTGCAGCAGGCCTATTCCGATCTGTCGGGCCGATACGAAGCCCTGCTGCGCGACTGCCATCCAGCCTACAGCGCCGGCCATCACACCCTCGTCCCGCAATCCCGCGCCGCGCAGGACGTGGCGGCCGAGCGGCGGCGCCAGATCGTCGAGGAAGGCTGGACGGCATCCCACGACGACGCCCACACCGACGGCGCGCTGTCCCAGGCCGCCGCAGCCTATGCGCTCGTCGGGTCGCTGTCGGACGAGTGGCGCGAACGGCTGTTCCCGTCCTCATGGGGCACGGTGATCTGGGCCATGTGGCCGGGCACTTGGTCCCGCCAATGGTTCAAGCCGAAGGACCGCCGCCGCGATCTGGTGCGGGCCTGTGCTTTGCTGATTGCCGAGATCGAGCGCGTCGACCGCGCTGCCATCGTTCAACGTGAGGCAGGACAATGACGGAGTTACAGGAAGTCGCCCGCCCGCTGTCCGATTGGCACGAGGATATGGGCGACGTGCTGTGGTGGTTCTTCCCGATGACGGAAGCGCCCTACGTCGGGTCCCCGCTCGATTGCGGGCGTACCTGCGAAATCACGCTCCGGCTCGTCGGGGAGGAGCACATCCATAGCGTCAGCATCGGCGGTTGGCCCGGCTACCACACGCATTTCACGCCACTCCCAGCCCTGCCTAAGGAGCCCGCATGAACACCGCCTTCCTCCTGATGGCGCAGTACAGCGGGGCTGCCGTCATCCCGATCGACCGGGTGTGCAAAGACTACTTCTCACACCTCACCCCGGAAAAGCTCGTCCGCAAGATCTCGGCAGGCGCCATCGCCCTCCCGCTGGTCCGCATGGAGTCGAGCGAGCGCTGCGCCAAGGGCGTGCATCTCAACGACCTGGCGCTGTGGATCGACGAGCGGGCCGAGGCCGCCCGCAAGGAATGCCGTCAGCTTTGTGGGTAAGCTGCCGACATAGGCAGTAGTTGATATTGGGCGCTATTCTACCTTTTCATAAAATTCGATACGAAAATTCTTGCAGGACCGAGAGCCGGTTCGTTCGATAATTTATCACCGTAATCTTCTAAGACCTTCCGAACCCACCGATCTTTATCTTCTGTTTCTTGCGGGACAAAACTCTCAAGTTCGCCGCTAGGAACAACATATAAACCGATTTTTGCCAGTTCGTTTAATAGTCGTTCAGCCGCAACCCTGTCCTTGCCATTAAATAGAGACAAGCCGCTGTTTTTCGCTAAATCCCAGCCCTGACTTGGTTTTAAAGCACTGTTAACTTGCTTTTTTATACCAGCAGAGAATGTTTCCGCATCGTCAGGAACACTGTTCATGATATCTATGACTTTTTGTTTTGCATCTGGAATTCTATTTGCGCCTATTCTCTCAACGGCGTCTCGGACTGATTGCAGATCATCCTTGAAAGCTTCATAAGGTGCATTTAGTGCATCCAAAACAGCCTTAAACTGGCCTGTTTGGCGAAAGATATCGAAATCGGCTACCGCAACTACCGGGACTGCGAGACTATTCAACGCGCGTACGATTTTAGGGATTCCTCCCTTACCGCCAGTTTGTACAAACAAAGCTTCTCTGACGAAAGCAGTATCATCATTTTCTCGCAGAGCGTCAGATAGTGCTCCGTAAAACTTACAGTCGCCATCGGCTTCGCAGACAATAGTTCTATCATAGAATACACCATCCAAACCATTCGAGTACCGTAAAGAAGGATCAGACCATGCTGCCTTGAGTCGATCGCCTCGCAGTTCAGAAGTTGTCGTAGTGTCTCCATTTCTATTTAAGCGAACAATAACGATGCTGTCGTGGTTGCTTTCGAGGAGTCCTCTCAGAAAATCCGGGCTATGTGTTGCAATGAATATCTGTTTGTTTGCATTAGCAACTGCTCCGAGGCTACGGGCCATTTGTCTAATTTGGGGCGGGTGGAGGAAGGTTTCCGGCTCGTCAATAAAAAGAATTCTTTGATCAAGCAATGCGGAAGATAGGATGGTTCCAACGTAGCTTCGCATCCCGTCGCCTTGCGTTTCAAGACGAGGAAAAGTTCTCAACCTAGCAATATAGGCTTCGTCGCCAATATTTTCGCCGGGCTGCAATGCAGCTCCATTCCCGACGTGGAGTGGAACTGTATTGCCTGCCATAACGTCGAGACCGATTTCTGTTCCAAATGCTTTTTTGAAAGAAGCAGATAGTTTGTCCCGGAGAACCTTTGCTTGATGTAGATGATGAAGAGGATGTGTATAAGCTACTCGTCCGAAATCTATAGACGGCCTTGAGTCGGCATGGTGTACTCTATCAATAGTTGCCGACATAGATGATAGGAGTGATCCTAACATTCCAAAATTACTACTTGCCGGAAAATGCGTGGAACCCTTGAGTAAAGTCGCTGTCGAGCCGTGCATTCCTGGAAATGTGAAGTTGCCATTAATAAGCACAGTGTTTTTTTGTAAAAATTCGTCTACTTCGTCCGACGTTGCTTGTATGAAAAGCTCAACATTGTCAACAATTGGATTGTTGATTGCTGGTATTCTGTTAAAATTTGGGGGTTGAGCGGCGTTCATAGGCATCATATTGATTTGCATCGTGTAGAATATACTTTTAAGTGCAGTTGTTTTTCCGCAATTATTTGCACCAACTAACACCACAATACTATTTTTTTCAAGTATCAGCTCTCTTCCGTCATGGAACATTACTTTCTTTGCATATGCCGATAACGTCATTTTGGCTTCCGCTCTGTAAACGTTCGGATATCTTGTAAGGATCTGCGCCGCTTTTGCTGGATGTAAGCCTGTCACATCATGGATGGGCTTTGCAAGCCATTCAGTTAATGTTTGCTTGATCGGATCATTGGCCAATCTCGTTAAATCGTTTATTCTGATATCACCAATTTTTGTGTCTGTTGTAGCAAACACAGTGTGATTTCACCGTTAAAAACTGGGTATAGGTCTTTTAGATTGTAATCACACAGATTAATTACACTAGATAATAAAATTATCGTATAACAATTGGATTGTTGGATGAGGCTTGATTAGCCCACTTTTTCAGTGGACGAACTTCGCCTCCAGCGTAGTTAACTGTCCGGTGCCAATGGCGCTGTAACTATTTTGAGCCAGGGCCAACCGACGAAACGGTCTCCGGTCTGACGGACATGCGTGTACCTCTGAAGGCTCTGCCAGGACCGGTGTCCAGAAACCGAAGCGGCGAGGGGCACCGTGCGGCCCATCTCGAAAAGCCGCGACACCCCCTCGTGCCGAAGATCATGGAAGTGCAGATCCTCGATGCCGATGAAGGCACACGCGCGGGTGAAGGCGGCCGAAATTGCATCTGTCGTGTAGGGGAAGATGCGCGCGTCGACCCGGGGCAAGGCGGTTGCGATGTGAAGCGCCTCGGACGGTAGCTCGCACCACACATCATTCCCGACCTTTTGCCCGGGGTTTTTCATGTCCCGCACCAGCACGCGCGACCCGTCCTCGTCGAGGTCCGCCCACGCGAGGCGCGTGATCTCTTCCTGACGGCGGGTGGAGAACAGCGCGAAAGCGATGATGCGCTGCATGGGCAGCGATCCCGGCCGACGGGCGCGCACCCCTCCGAAATGCTCCATCAGCGTATCGAGCTCGCCCAGCGTCGGGCGCCTGTCGCGCGAGCGCGACTTCGCCGTCAGGCCGAGCCGCTTGGCAACGGAGATAGCCGCATCCATCTGCGCGGGATCGAGCGGGTATCCCCATGCAGGCCTCGCTACGGCGAAGACTGCGCCGAGATGCGCCATGTAGTTTCCCACCGTCTGAGGTAGGCGACCAGTCGACAGGTCGCGCGCGAACGCCACGATCTCCGCGCTGGTCACGGCCGAACAGGGCTGCTCCGCAAGGTCGAAGGTCTTGATGGTGCGCAGCACCTGCGCCTTCGTTTTTCCAAGCGCACGACGCGAATCGCTGATGTATCGGTCGATCGCCGCTCCAAGCGTCGGATCGTCAGCCTTGGTCGCGGTAAGAGCGCCAGGCTGTCCCAGCTCGTGCTCACGCTTAGCGATCCACGCTGCAGCGGCCGGACGCCGATCAAACGTCTTGGTCTCCCGGTGCTGGAGGCCGTCCCTTTTGACCACGATCTGCGCATGGTATCCGGTCGAGCCGTCTTTCCGCTTGCGCGGCAGGATGGTGCCCAC